AAATCATCAAGTCTGATTTCAGATAAGGCAGCAGAGGCTATAATGTTAATTGTTTTACCAATCATATTATTTGTTTTTTAGAACTTCTTTTAAATCATTGCGAATTTCGCGAATGTCATCACTCATAGTTGAAAACTGTCTGATAGTTGCTTCAAACACACTTTTGTCCAACTTGATTGCATCTATTTTCTGATATTGATGGTCTAGTTTTGTATCAAGCGAACGACATTGCGCTTCCAGTGCGTCTATGCGTTGTGTGTTAATCTCATGTTGTACATAAAACCCAATTATAAACACAAATGTGGTAACAATGAGTTTGAAATTTTCAATGAAGAATTTTGCGGTTTTGTCCATTTAAATAGTTATTACGAATCCCATTGCTTTTACAAAGGCTTCTATTAATCGTACTGCTGTGTCAGGATTAAATAATCCATAAATAATCAGAATGGAAAGAATAATGACACAATACCAAATCAATTTATTTTTTGTCCATTTAAATCGCTTACGTCTCTTGCTTGTTTTGTTCCGGCACGATGACGTTGAAGACAATTCCTGCATCTCCATTTCCTTTTAATTCAAGTTTACTTTCTTGGGCCACTTTGACTGGGTACATTTCCATCAACGCTTTGCTGGCTTGAACTGCCACTGAACGTAACGGTGCTGTAGAGAGTTTAGTGCCTCTTCGGTCTGTAAACTGAGCCGTTGATGTTTCATCTATAATGGCGAGTAATTTCTCTGTTAGCCGTGCTTTGAGTTCTGCTGTATCATAATTGGCAATACCGCGCAATTCATCAAGATACTTTTTGACATCTTCACGTGCCATCAATTGTTTGGCTTTCCGTAACGTGACATTTCCCGAAACCTGGAATATTTCTTCATAACATTTGCGTGCATTGCCAGTATAGGGGTCACAGCCAAATATCAACAAGTCACAAAAATTAATTTCTTGTTGACTGAGTGTGCTAGGTATGTTAATTTCCATCTTTATATATTATAAGAAGCCCAGCAAATGATACTGGGCTTGTTTACAAAGAATAGGTCACTTATTCGTTGGGAGTTTGTTTTTGTCCATTTGATTCGGGTGCTCCTATCAAATCTTTCATAATGAGTTCCCTAAATAAGTCTTTCACACCATCCAATAGACTTTCAACATCTGCCAAACTGTGAATTTTATCACGATTGAATTTAATGTCAATGCCATAACCAGTAATTTCCATTAATGATTCATGGGTGTCTTCTGTTTGAATGGCTAGCACTGTTAAATCAGAAAGGGTATTGAACACTACTTCTGGCTCCAAGCCTAATTCATGAGCCTTTTGTTTTTCTTCCTCCATCATAATTTTAAATCTTAAAATGTGTACGTGATTTTTCTTTCTTTGTCATAACCATTTCTCCCACATCGCTTCCAGCTGTGCTACGCATACGTTGTGACAAAATCATTGCAATATTGGTAGTTGCTGTTACGTCAGCATCAGCATCATGGGCATCGTCTAATTCTATCCCTAATTTTTCTGCCAAAATTTCCAATTTATAACTTGTAACACCTTCCAAATGAGACAAAGCAAATTGGCCCAAAACAATTGTATCTACATACAAAGGTTGGAAGTTTCCATAAAAATCCACTTGTCCACGAACAATTTTTGAAAATTCTTTCATCATGCCTCCATATTCCATTAACTGTTGAAGGAAACTAACATCGAATGGGATGTTTTGACCAATGAAAAACGGTTTCATATTTCGACTTTTGGTCAATGTGTTCTTTTTAATGAATTGAACAACGTCAGCAGCTACCTCTTTAATATCTACCCCCATTGTTTCCAACATTTCCATTGTTATGGCTGAATAAGTCAATGCTTTTTCTTCATATTTCATAGAAACAGTGTCTTCCTGGTCATATTTGCTTTTCAACACCTTACGTTTAACTGTTCCTTTATCGGATTGTTGATTGTATGGTGCGATATAACGGACATAACGGTCAATTGTTTCAAAGGTGTCGATACGTACTGCATGAATTGCAATCTGTGTACAAGCACAATCTTGTGCTGTTAAACCTCCCGTTTCAAAGTCTAATGTGAAGGCCACTATAATAGGTTTGTCATTACTTGGAGCTGCCATAATTTATTGTTGTTTAGAATTGATAATTGAACCTGTTAGATATAATTGAGTACGATATTCTTCAATACTGGAATCATTGTTGATGATATAATCGTAAAAATCATCAGAAAGATTGATACGCTCACTGTCACGCGCTATTCTTTCAGCGTCAATACCAGTTTTATTGGGGCGTTTGATTTTAATGGTAATCAAATTGAAACTGATCGGAGATTGTTCCTTTGACATTAAATCTATCAAACCTTTTTCATCTATCACATAAATGCAATATGGATTTTCTGTAAACTGACTCCATTCTGTCCAATATTCATATCCTCCAAATTTTGTGTAAGCACACATTTTATCTTTGGGTGGTACATTGGATGGTTGGACAAACCAATGTTCACGTCCTTGAATTTCTTCTTCTCTCATAGGTCTAGTGGTATATGAGACAATGGCCTTCCATTTGAATTTCATTTGAAGGTACATGGAAGCGTAAGTTTTGCCGCTTCCTGAATCTCCTACAATCGCTATTACATTTGTTTTATTCATAATATTTCAATGATTGATGATTTATAAATTTGTAAATTATTGTTCCCGGTAAAATCGCTATATCGTACTTGTGCAGAGCATATCAACATCTTGTTTTTAGCTTGTGACGGAGAACCACCATTACTGAATATGGCTCGTGCATTCATCCATTCATCGTTCCAAATTACCATTTCTACCAAATCATTGTTTTGTTGTAACAAGACTTTGCAGAACATACGGTTTTCCCCAGTCTTTTTGTCTTTGAATTTTTTTTCTTCGATGTCAACGATGTTGGCACATATCGCTACACGTTTTCCATCATAATCGGGGTCTAAAATGTTTTTCAATAATGCCCACGATGCCTTGCCTTTAATTTTGGGTTTGGCTGAAGAGTTGTCATATATACGTTTATAATCAATAGCTCCAATACCGCTAATTGCAATTTGTTGTTGGCTCCAGAAATAATGCTTGTTCCGCAAGTCTGAAGGAATATCTTTTTCAGAAATTTCAAATCCTAGACATGTAGCAGCTTTTTCCAATATAGCATATCTTTCAATGACTGATTGGGCATTTTCAATCTTGTCAAAACATCCGGCTAAAATCAAGTGTCTTACGTGTCGAGCGTTTACCGGACATTTGATTGCTTCATCTGGGTTGTCAGGATCATCCCAATATTCATATTTCTTCAGTTTGTATTTAAACACTCTTTCTATGAAATTTTCAATAGACAAAAATGGACCACGCGCTTCTCGTTCGGTCACAATCCATTGAGTTGCCTTTGTTCCCAGCATCTTGATTCTAGATAAAGACCAGAAGATTTCATTGGTATTGTAGTTGGTAAAGAAAGTGTCATTACTAACATTAATGTCTGGAGGAACGATTTTCGCATTACTACATAGTTCCATTTCACTCATTAACGTAGGAATTTCATCATCATTAGCCCATTGTAACGCAATAGTATAAAAAGCTGTTGGGTAATTGGCTTTCAAATATGCACCGGCATAAGCAGTAACTGCGTATGCTGTAGCATGACTTTTATTGAATAAATAACCACCAGCTACTTCAAACATGGCCCAAATTGCTTCAGCGTCTTCTTTTGGACATCCTCTTTCTTCAGCACCAGTCATGAATTTTCCTTTATAAGCATTGATTTTATCTTGCTTTTTCTTGGAAATCAATTTGACCAGTTTTACCCCTTCACCTAAAGAAAATCCCCCAACTTCACGTGCGACTTGTGCCAATTGTTCTTGGTAACAAAGCACTCCGTATGTGTTTTTCATGGCATTGTAAGTGCCCCACAAATACACTGGAGCAGCATCACCAAGTTTACAATCTACATACTTGTCGGTTGAACCTGAATCCAATGTGGCTGGACGGAACAAAGCGTTAGCAGCAATCAAATCTTCAATCTTGTCAGGTTTCATGCTGACGAGAAATTTTGTCATACCTTTGGACGAGAACTGGAAGACATTTTGCGTATAACCTTTTTGTAGGATTTCGTACACTTTGGGGTCATCCAAAGAGCTTTGTACAATATCTTGAAATGAAATGTTGGTATGGTATTGTTCATTGCATATATTGATGACAGCTTGCAACTTGGACAACTCTTTAATACCCAAACAGTCGTTTTTCAATAATCCTTGTTCGTCAAGTGTATAACCATCCAATTCTGATACAAGCATACCATCTACCTTTTTGATGGGGGTAAAATCAAAACATTCCATATCTTGACCATCTTTAGTATCTGGAGTAACCAACAATGCCGAAGCATGAATTGAAGATGAACGTGGTTGTCCCATTAAAGTGCGAATGTCTTCAATTACTTGTGGGTATTCCATAATAAAAGAATGCACTTTCTTGTTGGTTGCAGCTAAAACAAACAGGTCGGTCCAGCTCATCTTGTCATCATCAAAAATAGCGGTAATGTAATTGACAATATTGACGGGCACACGGTGAATGCGTGCCACATCTTTTAATACTGCCTTTAATTTTAAAGTAGTAAACGTACCGGCAGAAAACACACGTTGTTTTCCGTCATGGTTATAACGTCTTTCTATATATTCTTTAATTTCCTGTCTGCGGTCTGATTGAAAGTCGGTGTCCACATCAGGTAGAGAACCACCAGGACCTTGCAAATAACCGTTATCCACACAACAATCTATAACCTGTACAGATTGCCGACTATTTATTGGAGTTACACTAAGTACTTTCATATTTAGCTAATTTAATTTCTTTTGCCATACCAATTGTTCTCATTTTTATACGCTCGTTCAAAATCTAACAAAGCATATTCTGGAATAATCATACGCTTGGTTATAAATGCGTCCGACACAATACCTTCCAAAGTACGACATCTACTGAGAGCTACGTATAATTGACCGGGACAGAAAGTCTTGGAAACATGTAGAATGATTTTATCAAATGTTAAGCCTTGACTTTTATGAATGGTGATTGCCCAAGCCAATGTTAAGGGAAACTGTTTGCATGAACCAACATCTTTTTTGACTATCTGATTATCTTCCAAAACATATTGGCTGTTGATCCATGTATGTTGTTCAACTTTGACCGTTGTACCATTGTCTAATTTTACTGTCACTTCTTTTGAAGTAATACCTATCACAGTGCCTAAAGAGCCATTATAATATCCAGCTTGCGGATTATTGACAATGGTCATAACACGTGCGCCAACACGTAACTTCAAATGAAAATCACAAGGAACCGAAGATTCTGGAAACTTATCTTCAATGATTACGTGTGAAGTGTGGGTAGGTTGTCCCAACTTC